TTGGCCAACCATTGGCCGGATTGCCTTGTCATGTTACCAAGTTCAGCTGGTTTTTCTTGTGCGAGTTCTGTAAGTTTAGATGGCATATGAGTATTTAGTTGATTCCTAGATGATCTTCAGTTAGTATTTTAAACTCCCAACCACGATCCAAGCAATACTCCGTAGCGGCTTTCCATTTGGATTGATTGACACCCCAAGTAGATACCTCTTGAATGTATTGTTTGGTCACCCGTTTACGGGGTTCTGGTGGTTGAGTTTGTTTTTTAGGTTTGACCTCAAGCATCATGGTCTTAATTTTATTGTCACGGGTTTTAACTTTTACAATAAAATCGGGAAAATATCGATGCCAACGACCATCAACAGGAGATTTGTAAGGTACGATGGTTTCTTCAGATTGCCATGAAATAATATCATCATTTCTATCCAACCATGACATCACCTTTACTTCCCATGATGAACGGTAAATTATATTAGTAGGATCGCCCACATATTTTTGCGGGTTTTTTGGTATAAAACGTCCGGAATAAGCCATAAATAAGAATATATATGTTTAAATTTTAAGAGGAAAATAATGCCTATTGTTTCTATTCCTTCCAGCATCGGTGGTATATCTATACCAGGAATAACAAATACAGTCGGAGGACCTTTGGCTGCTTTATTTGAAAATTCAAACTCAATGGTAAATTTGCAATATCCAAGAAACTTAACCTCTGAATCTCTCGGCCATTGGATAAAGTTTACAGCGTTACAAACGGTACAACCAGATGGCACTCATATTGGCCAAGATATTGGATTAGCTTACGAAAAATTTTCGCAAGGTAACGCTGAAGAAGCTGCAGTACAATTAGGAACAGCAGCAACAAATGCATTTGAAGGTATTAAAAGTCAAGTTAAAAATGCGTTAGATATAACAAGAAGTGATAAAATAACTAATCCAATTGCCACTATAGCACTATACATGCCGGATACAGTTGCATTTCAATATGCGGCCGAATATGGCTCAACAAGTTTAGTTAATATGGGAGTACAATTGGCTAGTTCTTTGGCAAATAAAGCCAGTAAAACAGGTAAAGGCGGAAAAGAAAAAACAAATATAATGGGAGGCATTGCATCAATTGGTGAAGGTGTTTTTGGTTCACAAGGCACAGGTTCGGACATTGCCAAAGTAGCTTTAAGAACACAAGGTTTAGGTTTTAATCCACAATTGCAATTGTTATTTGATGGTATTACTTTTAGATCATATCAATTCGCATTTACACTTACACCTTATTCCGCAGAAGAAGCTGAAACAATAAAACAAATAGTTAAAACTTTTAGACAATGTGCAGCACCAGAAATACGATCAGGTGCTGGCGGATTATTTTTCAATGTTCCTTGTAGTTTTAATGTTGAATTTTTCTTTAATGATCAAATTAATACAAATATTACAAAAGTGGCTGAAAGCGTAATTAAAAGTATTGATGTAAATTATGCTCCAAGCGGTTGGTCAGCTCACAATAATGGCGCTCCAGTACAAACTACAATCACATTAGATATGCAAGAAATTGCAATTATTGATCGCAAAAAGATTGTTGAAGGATATTAATAATGCAATATTTTTCCACTTTACCAAAAGTAATTTACCAAACAAACGGCACAGCTCAAATTTTTACAAATTTGTTGGCTCGAGCCAGCATGTTACCAGAATTTGTAAAAAATTCAGCAAACTATTATGAATATTATGTACAAGAAGGTGATACGCCAGAAATAATTGCAAACAAATATTACGGCGATTCTTATCGTTATTGGATTGTTTTGTTTTCTAATCAAATTACGGATCCACAATGGGATTGGCCAATGTCCGTAACATTATTTGAAGAATTCATGAAAAAAAAATATGTTGGAGTTAATCCACAAAATATTATGCACCATTATGAAAAAACAATAACACGATTAAATGTAGATACTCAAATCAAATCGGTTGAAACTATAGTGTTGGATGAGAATTTGTATGATGAACTTTTGGAAAGAACATATACCGTAAATACTCCATGGGGAAAAGTTACAACGACTGTTGAAAAACAGGCTGTAACTCTTTATGATTATGAATATAAGGTAAATGAATCAAAAAAAACAATTAGTTTATTAAATTCAATTTATGTTGATGAAATTGAAACTGAGTTAAAAAAATTGATGGCTTCTTAATACTATGGCAACTTTTACACCATTTGTAACCAGTTCTGAAGTTGACGGTACTTACTACCCACAAGACTATTATTTAAATACTTTTAACTTTGTAGGCGCCGCAAAACAAAAATATGATTTAAAAAAATTAGTTTCGGAACTTAATTATTATGAAGATATCTATAGTTTTGTGACTTCTGGTTATGCAACTTTAACTGATGCACAAGGTTTTATTGAAGTGTTACAATTAACCGGTAATGAATATGTTGAAATTGATTTTGGTAAATCAAAATCGGCACCAAATGGCGTAAATGTAGTTAAAACGTTTAGGGTTTATAAAATTGGCAATAGAACACCAAGCGGTAATCAAAACGCTGAATTTTTTACAATATATTTTTGCTCAGAAGAATTATTACTATCGGAACAAACAAAAATTAGTAAATCATATACAGGACAAAAAATATCTGATAATATAACAGACATTTTAACCGAAAAATTAAGAATTAGTAGTGAAAAAATTGAAGTTATTGAAGAAACTACAGGAATAAATGATTTTGTTGTTCCAAAATTAAAACCATTTGAAGCAATTAGTTGGTTATCAAATTATGCTAGGCCACAATCCACCGGTACGGTAGGTGCGGATATGCTATTTTTTGAAACAAAAAATGGTTATAATTTTAGATCACTACAATCAATGTATAAAGATGATGTTTACGCAACATACAAATATCAAGCAAAAAATATTGACCGACCAAAATCAAATGCTCAGGAAAACTCAATAACTGTTTTGGAATATGAAATAATAAAATCTTTTGATATGATGAATGAAATATCGTCAGGTTCTTTAGCTAACAGATTAATAACAATTGATCCTTTGACTAGAACAAAAAGAGTTACTGATTTTAATTACACCGATTACAAAAGCCAGTCAACAACTTTAAATAAAGGATCGGCAACCAATCAATTATCTAACCGATTTGGTATTGTACAAGATCAAAATTATGAAGGTGTTTTAAAATTAGCTGTAGGTAATTCAAATCAACAAAAAGTACCTTATATAAAACAAAATGGCCAAACCGGCGTAGCGAAAGATGTTTTTATTGAAAATTATATACCAAATAGAACTGCACAAATGGCGTTGGCCAACTTTACAGTATTGAAAATAGTTATACCTGGAGATCCATCCATTACAGCAGGTAGAGTAGTCGAATTTAATTTATATACTTTAAAACCATCTTCAAGTTCAAAAGATTTGGATAAATTTTATTCGGGAAAATATTTGGTTTCAGCAGTACGACATGTCCTCGGATCACCAAATAAATACCAAACAATTTTAGAAATAACAAAAGATAGTTCTCAAAATGATTACATTGAAAGAGATAGTGATACGGCGCAAGCTAATGAATATTCCGGTTATACAAATTATTTAAATGATGGAGTAAATTAGTAATGAATAATTTTTTAGGTAAAGATGGTTTTCATTGGTGGGTAGGAGAAATTGAAACGAGAGTTGATCCTTTGGGTATGGGTCGTTGTCAAGTAAGAATATTTGGTTTACATACAGAAGATAACACTCAATTACCTACTACAGATTTACCATGGGCGATGCCAATGTATCCATTAAATAATTCAAAATCTTTTTCTGCACCAAGAATTGGTGATTGGGTTGTTGGATTTTTCATGGATGGCGAATCAAATCAATTTCCTATAATGATGGGAGTTTTACCTGGTATTAAACAGCCAGATGACCCTCCCACAAAAGTAACATAATAAGGAGTAAATATGGCTGATCAAACAGTAAATAGTGTAAATATGGCTCCAACTGACGAGTCCGGCAAAGAAATCGTAAAAGTTAAACCAATTAACGCCGGCGACGGTGCAGTTAATGGAACACCAAGTACTCCTGGTTTATCAAGAGGTGTGGTAATAAACACATGGATTGCAAAAACAAATAATGATTTGGCACACGTTTGTGACTTTGTAACAGAACTTCAAAAAAATCAAAAATTAAAAGAATTTTTAGTTGCTCAAGGTAAAGCAATTAGAGATGCTGTACGAGCTGTTATGCGTGCATTAGGATTTAGTGATAGTACTGGAGTTTCACAATGGTTAAAAGATAAACTACAAAGTGTTACGAGAGAATTAAAACGTATACAAAAAGAAGTTATACAGCCTATTATTGATTTTGAAAAAATTGCAATCCAATATGTTAAACAAAGTCAACAAATTATTCAATGGATTCAAAGTTTACCTGCACGATTTGCTGCTATGTTAGCTGATTGTTTAAAAAAACTTGTTAAGTTGGTCGGTAGTGTTCTTACCGATATAGGATCTGGATTTAATGATGGTGAAACAGGAATAGGTGACGTACTTAAAGAAGCTAAAAAAACAGCACAAGCATTTACACAAACACTTAATACAGCAGTCAAAGCGGCCGCAGGAGCAGTTGCGGTAGCTTCCGCAGCAGCCACTACTGTTTCAGTTGGTACAATACATAAAAAAGGTATATAATGGCTTTACCAGCATCACCATCAGATAATTTGTGGACAGAGCCAGAATCAGCTGCAAATGTTGATGCTCAACCACAATATCCGTATAACAACATTCAACAAACCGAATCAGGTCATTCATTTGAAATG